TTTTTTGGGTTTTACGGAATCTATGATTGGTTCCAAATCATCTATGTTTGATTTTTTCAAATTAAAAAATGATTTTTTGGGTTTTTCTGAATCTACGATTGGTTCCAAATCATCTATATTTGATTTTTTTAAATTAAAAAATGATTTTTTGGGTTTTGCAGAATCTATTACTGGTTTTTCTGAATCTACGATTGGTTCCAAATCATCTATATTTGATTTTTTCAAATTAAAAAATGATTTTTTGGGTTTTACAGAATCTATTACTGGTTCCAAATCATCTATGTTTGATTTTTTCAAATTAAAAAATGACTTTTTTTTTATTTGAGTATCTTTATCATCATATTCTATATTGATAATTTTTTTTGAACTAAACAATGACTTTTTTATTATTTGATTATCAGATTCAGTTTTAAAAGATTTTTCATAATCATCTTTTTTTGGTTGTTCTGAAACTACTTTTTTAGATTTAAATAACGACATTTATAAGATATATAATACGAATCTTATATATGTTAGATAATAAATATATAAATCAACTTTTTATTCAGATATATAATTAGAAGCATATGAGTTACAAGAACAACATACACTTATTGATTTATTTTTTTTAATATATTCTCTGACAAGAGATTCTTCTATGCTTCCAGTTCTCTCAAATTCTATCGCAATATCTTCTAATGGTTTTTGTCTTTTTCGACATTCAAAATAAAAATATTCATTATTTATTGGATAACTACCTAATCTTAATAATTTATCATAAAAGTGATCTATCATACTTAAACTTTTACCTTTGTATGATTTATATCTTTCATCTGTTGCAATTGTTTTATAAATTTCATCAATTGTTATGTTTGGTTTGGGTGGTTGAGGAATAAAAAGAGGTTGTTGTTTTTTAAGCGTATAATCAAGTGTTCGTTCTACACCAATCACACCCAATGCTTCTAATCTATCTGAGTATCTGGGATATAGCAACCATGGTTTTTTTTTACACTCATCTGGAATATTATCTCCATTTTTTGATGCTGAAACCCAACTTATCATTTTAATTATTTGATTCAAATCATCTTTTGGAACATTGAGTGCTTCTAATAATCCTTTTGCATTTTCAAACTCAGTATTATTAGGAAAATACTTAGAATCATCAATATCATGGTATAGTGCAGCAACCTTAACTAAATGTTGTTCTTTATCTGAAATCATATTTTCTGGATGTGTTCGATTCCAAGAATCAATAGCTTCTTTGCAGTGACAAAGCACAACCAATGCATGTTCGAGTCCATGAGATGCATCAATAATTTCAAATGGTTTGGATTCAGATGTTATTTGGCTATTTCTTTTCTCCGCATCTATATTATATTCTTTAATAAATAAATCTAATGCTTTGATATATTTTATATCAACAGCCATCATACCACCACTCATAACCTCATAATACTTATGTTTTATCACATAAATAGAATTAGTATTTTTTGCATTATATTTGCTCAACTTATTCTGACAATACATATATTATTATTAGAAAAAAATTATCCTTTCACCACATTAACAATATCAATATAATTCATCATAGCCATTTTACAACAATATCTACGACACAAACTACCAATAATATTCTGAATTTCTTGTTTATATTCTGGGTTATCATTTACCATCCCACGAGAAATCATCTCCACATCAATACCTAATTTAACACACAATTCTTTGACTTTTGTCTCATATATGAGTTGTTTATTTCCTAATAATTCACCACACATACATATCATATATAGCATTTTATTATAATTACTTTTTATAATATTTAACGTTTATATAATTTATATTAAAATCAATTTTTATAATAAATAAATATATAATGGAAGATATTCGGAGCAGTTTTAATAGTTATATAAAAAGTGATTTTGAATCTGCTGGTAGATTTGATGCATCTAAATTTAATAAATCATTTGAACAACAAAAAGAATCAACAAAACAAAAACAATTGATTGATGAACAAAAAACATTGGATGAATTGAATTCAATAACTACAACAAAACTCATATCTAATTATACCGTTTATGAATTATTTGTTGGAATAAAAGATGTTTGGTTCAATATACTTGATAACTTACTACAATTGAAATTTGAATATAATACATTTGCTAATAATAATGGATTATTTTTTATAGGCATAACATTTATTATATTTGGATTAATATTTTATTTATATAATTTTTTTACTGAGAGCGAGAATATGTTTGAATAATTTTTTTATTATAATATATTATTATGAATCCGTTATATGAAGAAGTATCAGAAAACCACAAATCTACAAATTTTACAAAACTAACTCCAATAAGTGATGAAAAATACATATCATTTTATCAATTTTGTCAAGAAAAAAATCCACATACAAAAAAATATCAAACAAGAAAAATTATTTTTGGACAGGGTGGAAATATTCTCAAAACATATGTTTCAGAATATTCGGCTAAACAAATACAAAAATTTCAATCAGTCCATCCAACCAACAAGTATGCAATGTATCCGACTGATAATATTAGTATGGTAGCGATGCCTAATTCGGGTGATTGTATGACTGCTACAAGTTTATTGTTAAAATAAGTCATATGAATATATTGTTCCTACTTTTGTTCGCTCAACCATACCATCTGATAGATTAGCAGCATATGGAGATTTAGATAAAAGTTCGGTTTGTCTTACATATCCGCTATCAATCAATTCTATCTCATACATGTTTTCCACCATACTCATATATTTATTTAATATATCAGATAATGATTTTATTGATTTATTATGTTTTGTTGTATGAGATGCATCTACTGGTAAGCTAATAATAAGCGAATGCAAAGAATTTAATGCATTTTTTTTTGTATCTAACATCATATTATATGATTGTCCAATATTATTTGATGTTTTGTTATAAATGTCAAAAAATTTATCCAATTCTGATACTAAATTTTCATAAGCTATTTGATTGTAAGAATAAAAATCTTGAATGGAAAATAAAAAATCAATAATATCTGTATAGTTTTTTGAGGCAGATGGTTGAGGTGTTATAAGATTATATTTATTTTGAATTATCTGATTTGTGTCTTTTTGTTTTTTTTCATATATTATATACATATAATATGAGACTACTCCAGCCACAATAGTTCCAAACATCACATTAGTTTTAATCTGTAGATTTGATGCAACATATATTATTAATATTCCTAACACTATTATTTTAAATAATGATTTATTGTCAATCATATAATAATCTGATACAAAAAAATTGATAATAATAGTAATAATTTAGATAAAGATAATATTATACCATACAATATGAATAAGCAATTACTAGTTCAACCAGATAATGAGATTGATAACATTATAAAAGAAAATAAATTATTTAGATTTACAACTGAATATGCTCATACTATAAATCCAGATAGAAAAAATATATTGGAACATATTATTCGAGCATTTGATACATCCAATACAATTAGTTGCACTAAAAATAAATTAGAACAAATATATAACAAAATTGATGAAAATTGTTTGAAAAAAAAATGGGGGAGATTGACAGATGAACAAAAAAAAGATAGACTTAAATTATATTATAATGATGACCAAGATAAATATAATATGATTGTAAAACTATTAGAAGAAAAAAAATTAAAACAATCTTGTGTTGAGTATGATACGATTAGTTCAAAAATAATATCAATCAAATTATAATTTTTTTATCTAATAAAAAATTGAATATTTATACAAATGGTTAATAATATAATTAGATATATTATTAAACAAAATGAAATTTTATTCTAAACCTTTACCCAATCAAGATGATATTGTTTTTGTTAAAATTGAGTCATTTTCTGAAAATGGTATATATTGTAAGTTATCTGAATATGACGAATTGGAAGGAATGATTCAGATAACTGAGATTGCAAGAAATAGAAAAGATTCTAAAAATGCTCAAAAAGTATTTGAAATAGGAAAAATATATCCAGTATGTGTGTTAAAAGCTGAAAAAAATTTTATTGATTTGAGTTATCGAAAAGTTGAACCATCTCAGAGAGCAAAACTGCTAACAAACTTCCAGTATATAAAAAAAATTATATATCTTGCTGAAGAACTGATTCATCTAACCAAACTATCAGAAAAGATTGTATGTGAAAAAGTATTATGGACTACAATTACAAAATATGAGAAAGTTGTTGGCTGCAGTATATCTGAATCTGAACAGATTCAAGAATTATATAATGATATATTAGGTTCTCCAGAATATTTTGTTCATGGAATTGCTAAATCTCACAAAGAAGAATCAGAAATATTTACAAATAGTATCCGACAAAGAGTCAAATCATCAGATATAGTGATAGTTAGGAATTTTGAATTAATGATATTTGACCCACAATCAGTTGATAAATTAAAATTTGCTCTGACTAATAATATTAGCAAAGATGTAGAAATCAAATATATTAGTTCTCCTAATTATCAGATATATGTGAGTGGATATAATAATAATGCGTTGGAAGAAAACATCAAACAAACAATGATTATTGTGGAAGCAAATTGTAATAATTTTAAACATAAGTTAGTATTTGAAGAAAATAATATAGTTATTAAAAAAAAAGAATACTATCTACGAACACTTAATCTAAACACATAAAAAATTTTTTTATTACACAAATAAAAAAATTAACTGCGATGCAAAGATGGCAGTGGTGGTGGTTCATCATCAGCCGAAGCAGATGCCTGTTGTAGCATAGCAGTTTGCCCTTGTGCTTGATAATTAAACAAGCACTGCTCACAAGCACAGTTATCATCCTGCACAGCAGTTTTCTTTTGTGCTTGATATTGATCATTAAATAAGCACTGCTCACAAGCACAGTTGTCGTCTTGCACAGCAGTCGAATCAGATGCCTGTTGCATATCAGGCGAATAAGTATCATTCAGCGGCTGAATATACTTGAACAAGTCGATGAGTTGCAAAAAGCAAGCCTCTGGAGAATTCTCGTTTTTAATGAGATAATTTAGCTGTTGAGCCAAATCTGAAATCACCATTTGCGAATTCACCTGACTAGACAGTGTAGTTCTAACTCTAGCAATCATGGTCTCGGCGAGATTGATGATTTTGCTGTAGAGGATTCGAAACAGAGGAAAAGCCAAATAATCAGTGCTCTCGAGCGAAAAAATCAGTGCCGATATCTCTCGAAGATAAGGATCAGATGCAAAGAGCTGATAAATCAGAGTTATCGAGCCATTTTGTAACTCAGCTCGAATTTCTCTAAGTTGTTCATCTGAGAGGGAAGCAAACAACTCAGCAATTTTAATTGATAGCTCGGTAAATTTGTTAAACATGTTAGCGATTAGTTGACTCGGTGATTTAGTGATTTGTTCAGGCATTTTGTTGAGCGATTTGTTTGAATATGAATATTTGTAGAAAGTAATCTAATACTATATATTGTTTATAATTATTTCAATTATTCAATTTTTCTAAAACACGATTACCTCTAGTTGTAGCTTTCCATCCAATTATTTTAAGTTCATTGCGATGAACTTTATTGTGACAATCATCACATAATATTATTAGATTACTTTGATGATTTGCCCTAATATGAGGTTTATCTTTTATAAATCCATCTACACAATCTTTTTGAAAATTAATATGATGTGTTTCAAGTGGAGAAATATGACTGGCTGTATTATCTTCTTTACCACATATATTGCAACTATAAACCAATATATTTGAATTATATCTAGAAGTTTTTCCAGAAATAATTGACTGATATTTTTTTAATAATTTTGTCTGAATACGATTCGCACAATCAATAAATTTTGTATCGCTAATTATATGTCTGGCTATCTCTAATCCATAAACTGTTTCCCCAACTCCTTCTTTTAAAATTCTATCACAAATAAAACTATCCGTTTTTGAATCATATTTTATATAAATATTATATGGTTTTACATTTGTCAAACTCTTTATCTCATCCAACTCCATAATCTCATGCAAATGAGTAGCAAAAATAAATGATGATTTGGATTCAGTTAGTTGAAGAATAGATGCAGCGACAATTGATGTTCCACTGATATGTTCGGTTCCACGACACACCTCATCACCAATAACTAATGTTCGGCTACCATTTCTTTTTAAAATTGCATTTAATTCAACCATTTCTAATGTAAATGATGATAATCCTCTGAAAATATTATCCGATCCAGTTATTCTAGCAATAATACTTTGATATGGTGAAAATTTATATTTTGTAGCCGGAACATACAATCCAGCTTGAGCCATAATAACAGATATTCCAATTGCTTTCATTAATACTGATTTTCCAGCTCCATTAACTCCATATATCAACATACCTTTCAAATCATCTTTACCTATTCTCACATTATGCGGCACATATTCCGAACTAATATTTCTTTCTATAAGCGGATGTCTAAGATTATCTGACTCAACATATCCATATTCTTGTGTATCAATAATAGGTCTTACATATTTGTATGTAGTGGCTAGTTTTGCACCTGATTTTAAATAATCTATTTTGGTTATAAATTTACCACATATATCAAACATATCATTATATTGTGAGTGAATCAGAGTAAGTTGTTCTAAAAAATATTTCTTGTTAAGAAATTCTATCCTCTCCATATCAACTTTAATTGTATCAGAGGTTGAGCTGATTGAACCAAATTTAATTTTTATATTACTCTCCAACTCGACATATTTAAGTTCTGAAATATTTATTAAATTTGAGCCAACGCTAATTTGTTTTTGTATCTCTAATTCTTTTCGTAGAATCGCACATCTTGGCTTACTAACAAGTAGAAAATATCCTTCTTTGGTATTCTTACCCATTTTAACCAAATTATCAGATGATTTAGATTTAGGAAGTTTGGAACGAATAATATTATCAAATACAACTCTTAATGATTCTAATATTTTTTCTGAATTTTCTATTTTTCCAATCATTTGGTCAATATCTGGATATACTCCTTCATTAAATATATTGGTTTTTATTTCCATAGTTGTATACTTTGATAATTCATCAGAACAAAATTTTTCTTCATAATATTCTATAAATTTTTTAATACTAGTTTGTTGAACTTTATTGGGTGTAAGATTAGCAAGCAATTTATTTGTTTTTTTATTTTTTTTCAAAAATTCAATTAATTTAATAATAGAATGATAACTTTCTATCAACACCACCAACTCATAGGGACGCATCATACCCAATTCCATTTTTCTTTGTAATCGTTCAATATCTTTTACATCTTCTAAATATTTCTCAGTATCTTTCCATATACAAATCATCTCTTCAGTCATCGCATACACTTCATTAATCTGATTTGCATCACACATCGGAGACTTTAACATTGTTGCTAAATATCTTTCTCCCAAAGCAGTGCTAGTTTTGTTAACAACTTGAAAAATAGATTTATATTTTGCATCATCTGTATCTTTATCCATACTATCCACAATATCTAATTGTCTGATAGCATTATTTCCAAGAACAAGATGTTGAGAATCAAAAAATTGTTTAGGTCGATGTAATCCAGATAGCAGAGATTTATTATTCAGATAAATAAAATCTATCATTAGAATTAATGATATGATTGTAAAAATATTTGACTCTAAATCAAGATTCTCAATTGGAGATAATATATTTTGAGAATCTTTATAGATTAATCCGAGTATCTCATTTTGAACATTTAGTCGATGATATTTTGCATCAACTGTTCCACTAAATCTGCATGATTTTTCTCTAATATCTAAATAATCTATTAAAAATTCTTTTTCTTTTTTTTCATGTTTGGATATTTTTCTATTATCATCATAATAGATTAATATTTCTTCAGGTGATAAATTTTTGATAAATCTACCAGCCTCATCCAAAGCCAACTTGGGATCATATTTTGTAGAGTATGCTTCATGCACAAAAGTATGACTTGTTGATAAATCAACAGCTGATAATCCGACTGAGTATAGAGGATGAGAGTTTTTTTGCTCATCATGTGATATATAAATGCATACAATATAATTAGAGGTTTTGGTATCAATTGTCTCAATATATGTGCCTTTGGTTAAAATTTGTGTTACTTTTCTTTCCTCTTGTGAACCATCTCTGACACCAATACGTTCATATTTTTTTACTTGGTCAACTACAATAACAGTATAGGATTGATCAATTAATCTTTTCAGATATTTATCAACCGAATTCATTGGAAACCCCATAAAATAAGGTTTTTTTAATGAGATAGGACCATCCTGTTTTTTATTTTTTATACCACGAGTCATACCTGTAACTGATGAGATGGTTTTAAGGTCTGGACCCAATGTATCTGTTCCATAACATTCATAAAAATCACCGACTTGCATCAAAACTATAAATTTATTATCAGTATATTGTGAGGCATACTTATTATGATATGATATATAAGACTCATATATAGTAGTCATTTGATATAGAATATGAGTTCTCCTTTAGATATATTTATGATGTATCAGCATCATAAACATAATAAAATTAAAAATTGCGATTCTTAGACTTGTATTTTAGATATTTGGTTTTGTAGTTGACCGCACCTCCTTGTTTTGGTAGTTGTGTGTCACATATCCCACATTTTTCTGAACCAAATGGATTTTCATATGTACAAACTGTACACACTACATTAGGTAATTCTTTAGGTAATTCTTTATTTAAATTAATTATCTCTGTTTCTAATTGCTGTTTTCTAATATTTAATTCCGTTTTTTGTTTAGAATTTATTGATTTTTCGATAGCCTCATCTATATTTTCTACTTCAGTTTTTTTTATAAGTATTTGAGTTTGTAATTCTTCAATATATTTTGTGAAATCCAGTCTTCTTCTATCTGATTCTCTTCTCTCTGCTTCTCTTCTCTCTGCTTCTCTTCTCTCTGCTTCTCTTCTCTCTGCTTCTCTTTTTTGTGCAATTTCATTTCTTAAATTACTTATATCTGCTTCCAATTTTGATTGTTCTATAACTAAATTAGATATAGCATCATCATCATTTTCTTCAGATTTGATAATATAATCTATATTTGATACTATATTTGATACTTCAGCTTCTTTATTATGTATTTGTGTTTCTAAATCTTTAATCTCTTCAAGTACATGTTGAAATTTTTGTCCTGAAAATAACAGTTCTCCTGTTTGTTTGGATACCTTTTGTTCCTCTTCTGAAAAAGCAGCAGCTGCTGCTTTAGAATGCGAAGCAGTAGCTGATGCTTTAGAGTGCGAAGCAGTAGCTGATGCTTTAGAATGCGAAGCAGTAGATGATAATTCACTCTTATGTCCTTTTTTTAATAGTTCCTCCCATCTTAGTTTTTCTTCTGTATGTAGTTGTATTTGTTCTTGTATTTCTGATATAAACTCTTTATTTTGTAGTTCTTTTAAATATTCCCGATTTTTATTAATACCGAACTCTTCATCTTGAATATTTTGGCTTCTAATAGAAATAAATAATTCTTCTTCAGTTCGGCTTTTTGTTTTTGGTTCTTTTTTTGTTTGAAATGATATGAGTAAATTTCTAAAATAGTCTTGTTGTTTGAATTGTATATTTAGTATATCGTAGTAATTTATATTTAATTTATATTTATATTTTTCTGCTTGTATTTTTTGTAAAATCACGTCTACATCAGAAATTGCATCACTAGTACGCTCATTAATCATTTGCATCGCTACTAATATGTTTTTATTTATATATGGGCAAAATATAGTATCTTGTGTTGGTAGATTCATAAAAATTGTAAGAGGACCATCTATAATAAGAAATGATACATTATATACTCCATTTATATGAGTAAATTTTAATAAATATCTAATATAATCTATAATATATGTTTTTTCTTGTGTTTTCATAATAAATCCTTTACTACCTACAATACCATGTGTATCTGTAAGATAATAATATCTTTGTTTTTTACATATAGAAAATGATGACCCACTCTGCGTAAAAAGTAACATAATCTTATTATCAGATAAAATATTATTAGTTATAAAATAGTCAAGATATTCACATATAGTATGTAAATCATTTAACAAATCAATATAACTTTCTTTATACTTATATTCTAATGATGATTTTAATTTACCATAATATCTTTTTAACTTACCATTATAATCTTTATCGTTAATTTTATTTATAACATCATCTGCAGCAATACCCAAATCTCCCATATTCCCTAAATCTAATTGTGATTCTTTTAATGTGCTATCAAATTCTTTTAATTTACTAGTTACAATACTTTCTATTATTAAACTACCACTCAATATTTTTTCTGCAACAAATAGTGAACTCAACACACATACACTCTTTCTTTTTTGTGGATTAATAAAATAAGTTTTTGTATCATCTACCACAGCAGCCATTTATATAATTTACAAAGAAAATTTTTTTTTAATTTATTTTTTAAATATTTTCCCACAAATAACACCTTCATATATATTCAAGTTATATAACTTATACCCTAACTCTGATACAATTTTTATAAGCTTCTTATCCATATCAATATAATATGAGTTTTTTAGATATATATTTATGATGTATCAGCATCATAAATATAATAAAATTAAAAATTGCTATTCTTTGACTTGTATTTTAGATATTTAGTTTTGTAGTTGACCGCACCTCCTTCTTTTGGAGGTAATAGTGGTGTTTCACATATTTGACAATTTTTTGAACCAGCTGGATTTGCATATGTGCAAGCTTGACACAAAACAAGTCTTTGTTTAATTTCATGTTCTAAATCTGATATATATTGGAATAAATGTGAATCTGGTGAATCCAATGTTTGTGAACCTGTTGTGGAGATTGATTTGTCTTTAAAAATATTAGATATAATTTGTCGTGTATGTTCTGCTTTATTTTTTTCATCTATTAAACTTATATAAGGGATTGTTTGTGGATTTAATATATTGAAATCTTCTCTTTTTATAACTTCTAGTTTTGTTATTTCATTTTTAAATGTAAGTATGTCTTTTTCTAAGTGTTCTTTTTGATGATCTAATATTTCTATTTGTTTTTTATCGTTTAATTTTATTATACTATCTTGTATACTATTTATTCTAGTTTGATAATCACTTATTATAGCTTTTAATTTTTCAATATGTTCGTTTAACTTATCGTATAGTGTTAGTAGTTTCGGGTCTGTGTAAAAATCTGCGTATCTTATTTGTCGAGCAGCTTCTATTCTTTTTTCTTTTTCTCTTCTTTGTTCTGCTTCTCTCTCTGCAGTAATGTTTTTTAATGTGTGATTATATTCTTTTAATTTTATCTTTTTTTCATCCATTCTTTTTTCAAATTCTCTTTTTTGTTCATCATCATCTATAAAAAAGTTATACCCTAGTTTTGATACATTTTTTGTAAGTAATATTCTTATCCATATCAATAGAATATGAGTTTTTTAGATATATATTTATGATCTATCAGCATCATAAACATAATAAAATTAAAAATTGCGATTCTTCGACTTGTATTTTAGATATTTGGTTTTGTAGTTGACCGCACCTCCTTCTTTTGGTAGTGATGTTTGACATATCTCACAATTTATTGAACCAGCTGGATTTTTAAATGTGCAAGCTGTACACGCAATAGATCTTTGTTGTGCTTCTCTGTATTTAATTTCATGTTCTAAATATATTTTATGTTGTAATAAATATGGATATAATTTATGAAATATATCCATACTTTCACTGTAGATTTCATTGTAGATTTTGCTGTCTCTATTAAAATCAGATATAATTTCTATTAGATATTCTGTTCTTTTTATTTCATTTTTTAAATTTTCAATAGATGGGATTTGGTGTGGAATTAATATTTTTAAATCTGTATCTTTTATTATTTCTAGTTTTGTTATTCTAGTCCTAAATTCTTCACTATATATCCTTAATTTTTCAATATGTTTCATTAATTCTTCAATATGTTTCGTTAATTTTTCAATATGTTTCTGTAACATACTATAAGGTTCTTTGCTATTCGCTCTTGTGTAAAAATCTACTTGACTTTTTTTAAATGCCTCTCTTTTTTGTTCTTCTTGTAAAACAGCTGCCATTTATATAATTTATAAAGAAAAATTTTTTTTTAATTTATTTTTTTAAATATTTTCCCACTACCTCACAAATAACACATTCATATCTACTCAAGTTGTACCTAGTTTGGATACAATTTTTATAAGCTTGTTATCCATATCAATAGTTTGACGTATATCAATACAATATGAGTTGTTTTTTAGATATATATAAACATAATAAAATTAAAAATTGATATTCTTTGACTTGTATTTTAGATATTTGGTTTTGTAGTTGACCGCACCTCCTTCTTTTAGAGGTAGTATTCGAGATGATATTTGTATTGTAGATATATCTTTGTTACATAATTGACATTCTGTTGAAAAAGGTGGATTTTCTAATTTGCAACTTTCATTTGGACACACCTTATATAGTGTTAGTTTCGATTGTTTGGAATCGTCTGCGGATTTTCCTAGTACAGCATATGCTAGTCTTTGTTCTGCTGTTCTTCTTTGTTCTGCTTCATCCATAGCTTTACTTTTAACTTCCATTTATATAATCTATAAAGAAAAATTTTCTTTTAATTTATTTTTTAAATATTTTCCCACTACCTCACAAATAACACCTTCATATCTACTCAAGTTATACCACTTATATCCTAGCTCGGATACAATTTTTGTAAGCAATCTTCTCATCTTATCCATATCAAGCATATTTTTTTCCAAATAATCAGCCTTAAGTTCAATAGTTTGACGCGTATCAGCTGATACATCATTTGAGTTTGCTTCTTCCTTATTTTTAACAACTTTTACCACACCATCTGATACTTTCATATATTTCAAAATATATGATAAATCATCATACAAATATTTATCAAGAATTTTCATCTGAATATATTTTGTCATTTGTTTTTGAGCAAAGAAATTATCATTCATACCTGTATCATAGGATGGTTGCACCATATATGGAACAACAAGTTTAGCTGGAAAATTTGTATAATTAACAAATGGTTGATTGTATGTTGTGGTTAGGATTGCAGGTCCACTCGAAGTATTATAAACTTGATTGGTTTGAAACGTATTAGTCAGTAATGCCATTATATATATGGTTTGTATAAAAAAATCAAAAACTATATATTATTTATCAATTGATAATTTTATTTTTTCCTCCATATACTCAGCTAAATCAAAAATAATAAGGTCAATAATATTTCGATATTGTTCCCATTTAGATTTTCTATATTTAAAAAATTTTACTAAGAATTTAGTCATTTCATCTTTTCCCAAAAATATATATATCATGTAATTTATCCTTTCAACCGAATTATCTTTATCAGACAACATATTATTTGATGGATTTACAAACACAATATTATCTTTTTTTATTCCAATATATTTATTACACTTGGAATACAACACCAAAATATATTTTTGTTTGATACACTCAATCATAAAATCTATAAATCTAATATCAATAATATCAATATTTTCACCAAATATTTTTAATGAAGCATCAATAACTCTAATTCTTGTATCAATTGGAATATGTTGATTAGATTCTAACCAATTAATTGCATCATCAAATGAAAAAATTTTATAATATATTTTTAAAAATTTCTCTAAATTAAAATAAGTTTGAGGTAATACAATTTCTCCTACAATATTTTTATAATCAATATCTATTGGATTAATACATTTATCTATATCTTTAGTTATTTTTTTTCCATTATTATCTACATCTTGAATTGGATAAATTGGACAAAATGCATTATCAACATCATTAACAAATGACAGTGTGATTGGATGAACAATCTGTGTATTATTCTTATAACATGGACCCACACATTGTATTCCATTAGCACTTTTCTTGTATTTTTTATTATAAAGTGTCTGAATATTCATATCTAATATAATTTATGTATGTAAAAAAATAAAATAATTAAAATTTATTCTGATATGATTATAAATTTTTGCATCACTCATAATCATTATATAAATTTTTTGTAAAATCAAATAATCTATTATTAATTTATATGTCAATAAATAAATTTTTAGAATATTATATTAGAGATGATATAGTCAATAGAGTAATTCCATCTGTATTTCCATCATTAAATGCATCTCATACTAACTTATTAGCTAAATATTTGATTGTATTACTACATTTTATATCTGTATGTTTTGGTATAACTCATGATGAATTTATAAAACAGATAAGAAAAAATAATTTTCAGGATATGAGGTGGTTGCTTACATTTTTATTACCATATTTGAATGAATCAAATAATCATCTTATAACATCACTTGAACAAATATATAATGCAAAAAAAACAAATACAAATATTAATAAATCTGAACCTGAATACTTGCATTCAAATATTCAATATAATAGATGTGTAAGAAATATAGATGATATTCAGGAAAGAAATTTTAATTTGGTAGATATTGAGTCTAATTATTATTTGTTGCTTGATACAATCAAAACATCATCTAACAAATTATGTCCAAATTGGATAAATATATTTCCACTAAGATTAGAAGATTATAAAAATACTCAGATATATAAAAATACAAAAAAAATATATGATTCTAATAATCTTTTTATACTAGATGTGGGTAATGAATTTAATATAAATACCGACCAAACAATTTTATATATGAGAATAAATGAATTTGGAAAATATCTGGATATAGGTGATATTTATAACACAATCTCTATAGATTTATTTGATAGAATTAAAAATATTAAGTGGGTAATATTTGATATAATAGTTAATGGTAACCAATTACTTCCTGGTATAATTATTTTTGATAAAATATTACTATTAGATGATGCGATTAATAATATAGAGTGGGATGATGTTATGCTTAACAAACAAATTGATTTTGAAGACAGATGGAAAAAACTTTTATTAGTAGCTGATTCTCAACATCAATACATTACTTCAGATATTAATATAGAAAATAATAATTTACGTTCATTTATCAAAGGATTTATAATGTCTTTTGACAGATATGTTGGAGGTAATAAAAAATTATCTGATGATATAGAGTATGTGAGAATATCTAAAGATAATAAAAATATTAGTTATCCGAATATTAGTCAAACTGCTCAAAGTATTAGCATAAAATATATTTATAAATATTTTAAAGATATTCTCCAACAATTTAAAACAACATGGTATGGAACAAAAATGCTAACTTATGATAAAAAGAAATTTGAATCCTATCAACCATATGATACAGAACAACAAATTAAATTTACTTATAAAAATGTTTATAATTTTGCTAAAAATTTAGTTCACTATAATGATGGTAAAAAATATACTCAATATCCTACATATTGGAAATCATTAACAGATATACAACAAACAATTATTCTTAATAGACTAAATAATAAAGAAAATTGGTTTAGAATAACAAAAAATATTAGTAATTTGAAATTAGACAAAAAGTATGGTATGAGTATTAATGAGATTAATAATCAAATATATAATAATATTAGAGTTCATTTGATAGATATTGTATTTGGTGTAATGATTACAAAAGGTATTATGACAACATTTAAACCAAATAATGAGTTAGATGTATTTGATGCTTATAATAATACTCATTATTGGTTAACAGATTTACCATATAAACAAACTCCTCACTATTTTAAATTTGCAAGAAAAAAGAAATGGTATACTGTAAAATCATATGATTGGATTGCTCAATTGGGATTTTGTCATCATTTTATAAATAACCGAATCACATATATTACAGGTGCAACAGGTGTAGGTAAATCAACATTTGTTCCCACCTTATACTTATACTATCTCAAAGCACTTGATTGGATTCAGGGTGGAAAACTTGTTTGTTCTCAACCTCGTAGGGCACCAGTAGAGTTAAATGCAGAATATGTGTCAAAAATAGTTGGAGTACCAATCAAAGATGATGAAAAATATGATTCTGATGATATTGAGAATACAAAAACAGATAATTTCTACATACAGTATAAGCATCAAGAAAATCAACATGAGATACAAACAAATCATATGTATCTCAAGTATATAACAGATGGAACTCTAATTCTGCAAGTTAAAGACCCTATATTAAAAATAAAAAATTCATCAGATAAGTATACTAGTATAAATGAATATGATATTATAATGATTGATGAAGCACATGAACACAAAATACATATGGATTTGCTTCTCTCAGTATTAAAATTATCACTATCTTATAATAACTCTTTACGATTAGTTATATTGAGTGCAACAATGGATGAGGATGAACCAAGATATAGAAGATTTTATAGAGATATTAATGATAATAAAAAATATCCTTGTAATGAATGGATTAAAAAATATGATATTGATAGAATTAATACAGATAGAAGATTTCATATTTCTCCACCCGGTGAATCCACTAGATTTACAGTTACTGATATCTATGTTCCTCATATGAGAGATAAAATTGAGGAACTGATATTAGATATTGTAAAAAATAAATTAAAAAGTGGTGAAGATGTATTGGTATTTCAACCAGGAGAACAAGAAATTAAAAAATTAATTAAAAAAATAAATCCACTCCTACCCAATCATACTATTGCTCTACCATATTATGGAACACTTGATAAAACTAAAAGATCTCTTATTGAAAAAATAGATGAACAAAGAGTAAATCTTAGAGTTAGCAAAGACCAAGATTTTTATGACAAAAATGTTGACCATACAAGTGGAACAAATAAATATACAAATATTATTATTATTGCTACCAATGTTGCTGAGGCATCAATTACAATTGGTTCATTAAAATTTGTAATAGAAACTGGAACCCGAAAAGAACAAATTTATGATTATAAGAAAAGAAGTAGTAGTTTAATATTACAACCAATCAGTGAATCAAGTAGAATTCAAAGGAGAGGTCGTGTAGGTAGAAAATCATCCGGAACTGTTTACTATTTGTATGAGAAGGATGAAATGGCTCAGAATAGAATTCAGTATGAGATAGCAATTAATGATTTATATTTGGATTTATTTAGATTTTTAAAAGAAGATGCTAATGAACAGATACTTATTGATAGTGCACACAATATATCATCTCCTCAAACCATTTTATCAGATACTCAGTATTATGAGACATCAGGTATTGACCGAATGATTATCAAACAATATTTTAATGATAAACAATATTATAATTATTTTGGTTCTGATTCATTTTATGACTATAAAAATTATATACAACCAGTCAAATACTATCAGACAGGATATGATTATCAGACACTTACTGACCAGATGGGAAATTTCTACCTAATTCATCCAAATGAATTAGATTTGAAAAGAAATATCAGAGGAGATATTGTTGGAACAATATCTGATGAATGTAAGTTTACCAAAGTATCCAAACATATAGGAAAAATAGAGTCTCAGAAAATGAAAGCATTTTGGCAAAAATTATTAGATTATATGTATGTGAGTGTGAGTCAACCAATTCAAACCACGCTAGATTATACAAAGACTGATATTGGAAATAATATTATTAGAATGTCAGAAGATCTTCAAGCAAGATCGCATGAATTATTTCGTATGTTAGTATTTGGAATTGGATTACGCATTGGAGAACAAATTTTTAGACTTTATATTATGATTACTACTTTGGGTCTAAAATTAGAAAATTTATCTCAGAATATTTTGATTGATGGTAAATCAAGATTTTTATTCGATAAAATTATATTAACTAAAAATTTTCAAAGTGATTCAGAAGCATTATTAGATATATTGAATAACTTTCATAATTATTTGTCAAAAATTGGAATTTCTGATAACTTACAATCTAGCAATTATGTATCTGAATTAGAACAAACTGATAAATTTAAAATAGATGATTATAAAGAATTACTAGGATATTCGAGTGTCTATACAGAAAAATTTAGAAAAAAAACAACAACTGAACGTATTAGTAAATTAGAAACAGAAGTAATAAATAAAGCATATAATGTATTTGTAAATAAAATAAATCCGACAGATATTACAGATTGGTGTGGTTTATATGGAATATCTGAAAAAATAATTGTATCATATATTTCTACATATATGAGATACAAAATAAAGTTTTGGAAAAAGTTTACAAGCACAAAATATGCAGATTTTTTTATTAATTTAAGAAAAAATATGAGTCAAATAACTTCAGACAAATTAACAGTATCAGTATTGTTAGGATTTCCGCATAATATTTGTAAAAAGACCTATCAAACAAATTATTATTTATCTATATATACACCAAATTTATTAAATACATATCAGATTGCGTCCATCACTCCATTCAGATATGTTCCAATCACATTAGTCAAACCAGATTATTTACAAAAATATGTATTGTATATGAATTCAGAAAATGACCAGATACAAATTATACATTACATTACACCAAAGATTTTTAAAATAATGTATGGAATATATAATAATTTCCATTTCAACAATTTTTATCCAAAAAAAGATGAAATAATGTATTTTAAAAAGATACCAGAAAATAAAAAATTAACATCAAATTTATTGTTACATTACACACAAACACTTGCAGATATTCGTAGCGAGTGTATCAATAAATCTGGTAAGGAATATTATTCGTTTATACATACAATTGTTCCATCTCACAAATACTATTTAGATAATATAGATAGAAAAATTGATTTTTTATAAAATTACCATAAATATATATAATCATATTATAATCATATTATATAATTATGATATCTTGTAAGATATCTGTTTTAGCGTCAGATATTTGTAAAAAACCGTGGGAATATATAAAAGATACAGATTCAGAAATTCCAGAAATTTATGATATAGAACGCATACAAAAAATTATTTGTCATAATAAAATTATCAGACAAGGTAATGGATTTGTTTGTCAGATATATGGAAAATGTTATGTGATAACTTGTCAACATATTATAGGAGATGTGTATGATGAAATATTTATGATGATTAATCCAAATATGGTTAAGATTAAGTTAACCATATTTGCATCAGTAAAAGAATTTGATATAATAATATTATGTTTATCTGATTCAAAAGACATTGATTTACAACAGATACCAGAGATAAGTATGATAAGCATCAAACAAATAATTGCTAATAAAGATAAAATAAAACTAGTATCAGATACTAATATCAACATATCAGATATCAAAATAGAATGTGATTATTTAAAAAGTAAATTACTTCCCCCAATACCTCTAATTAAATTTAAATCTGATACTCTGAATATTGAGGGATTGAGTGGTTGTTGTGTTATTGTTGATACAAATATTGTTGGTATGTTGACAAGTATACATAATGGTATGATGGAAGCTATACCAATATCAATCATATATTTATTTGTATCTACTAGTATTATAAGAGGAACTCCAAAACTATATGGATTACCAATCACTACTCAAGTAGTTGATATAGAATCAGATGATGTGTGTAGTATGACTTGTCATATGATTGATAGAGCAATAAATGATTTTAATCAAGATGATATTATTTGTTCAATAAATCAAACACCTTTTAATTCAGATGGAACAATTAATTCATCTGACTTTGATTATCAGTTGCCTCTTAATACATGGTTGATGTTTGAATTTTTAAAAAAAAAATCATTATCATTTGAAATTCAGAGATTAATTGGAAGAGATTATAAAAAAATTATCAAAAAGTCAGAAGGTATATTGTATGATACAATATATAATGTAAATATATCAGACACCTATAAATATTTGTATTGGAAAGGAATTATTTTTACCGAGTTATCAGAAGAATTAATCTATAAACTAAAAAAACTTAAATACAATACTGACTCTAATATATTCAAACAATATCATATACCAACTAATTCTTCAAATAAATATGTGGTGGTTATTGATGTTTGTTACAAAGTATTAAAAAAAATACTTCCTTCCAAAATGATTAATATTGATAATATTATTACACAAATTAGTGATATTGGTAAGAAAAAAATAAATAATCTTGATAGTCTCAACAATATATTGATGTCTGACTCAGCATCTAAGTTATTTAATAAATTAGAGAAAATGAAATTATTTTATTAGCTTTTCATATAAATTATACCCAATACAATAAATACAATTAGTATGATTTGTGTTATATATGATTTATTATCAGAATTAGCAATATTAGCTAACATTTGATTTAAACTAACATACGGTTTACCAAGATGTTTGTTTACCATATTATGTGTTTTATTTAACCATTCTAATAATTGGAGTTTACCAGATAATACATTGTCAGATAACGGATAATATGAAAGATTTTGTTTAAAATGATTTCTACAACTACTACAAGGCAACACATCCGATAAACTAATAATGAATGTTTTAATATTTTGTGCATCAGATGGTGAGGGATTAGATGGATATGATAAGCATATGTATTCTAATGATTTCCAAATATGCTTTCCCCATAATGATGGATTAATATTATCTAGCATATATTTTGTTTATAAAATTATTTTTATTATCTTATTATTTTTGATATTTCACTATTAAGTGATTGCATGAAAGTTTTAATCATTTCGTCAGTATATTGATCGTTCATCCAATCATTTATATTCATTTTTGATTTTTTAAGAATATCATCTCTAATATTAATTATATTTTCTCCATAATTTCTTATTAAATTTTTAAATGAAATATTTTTTTCTTTTATGAGTTTTATTAAAAGCACAACTAGTTCTTTCCGACTAATATTTGAATAAGTTAATCGCTGATCCACATACCAAATCACCCACAACGCACACCAACCTATTGGATCACCTATTTTTTTCTTATTTTTCTCTCCTGCATCCATCAATTGAAATGCTACTTTGGGCATAAAATCACTTGGTCGGATATATGTTATATCTGAAGATATATCTTTAAAATTCTTCTCAAGAATATCATCTAATAATTTTGGATTATAATGGAGTCCGATAGGTGTTGTATTTCCATGTGGTTCAAATCTTTCAACTTCTTTACTTGCATCATCATATATTAAATAATTAGCATGGTTTCCTTCTTTCATTTCTATTCCCAATGGTATGATGATAAATCTTTTTTTTTGTAAACATTTTTTAAAATTACTTTCAAAATCATCTGTAAGATGTAGTTTATTATTAGTCCAAACTATTTCAAAATTAAGAAATTCACATTTATTATTTGTCACAATACCTATTGATTTATAATATGAACATAATTTTTTATTTTCAAAAAAATTTTTTGTTAATGTGCTACAACAATTAGAATGTTTTTTTAATATGTATATTAATCCTATCAAAACATCGAGAGTTGAACCAATAAATGAACAAAAGTCCAAATTATTACCTTCATTAATATTTATACACATTTTAATCTTTGTGGGAAATGAACGCTCATAACATTTTGTTTCTTCACCTCTATTAACTTTATTTATCAGTTCAATAATATGATTTCTTATGATATTTGAACAAGATTTATTAAAATTATTGGCAGTTATTTTTTCTCCATTCTTTATAAATTTATCTAAATTGCTAACAGATTTTTCATCAAATTCTCTACTACATATATTTTGCCACTCATAATTCCAATCATATACTTTTTTTAATCTATCTGTATAACTTTCTGTCACCATATCTATAAATTTATCATAATCTTTTTTATCAATCATATTGATGGGTGTGATGTTATCAATATTTTTTGCAAATATATCTAATCTTTTTTTTATCAATATATGATGATAATCTTTCCATAAATTATTTTTAATCAAATAATGCAAACAAGTGTTTCTAGTATTATCTGATAAACTCATATTAGATCCATCTATGAGCAAATCAATATACGCATTTAAATCTGATAAATCGGATTTAAATACAATATGTAGAGGTATTTCTCCATCAATATTCCATAGATTCAAATTAATAATATTTTTTGTTTTTTCTGATTTGATTAACATATTTAATACTTCAAAATTATTTTCATATATTGCATAATGCAATATTGTATTTCCATATATATCTTGAATATTTGGATCCGCTCCACTTTGTAGCAACAAATTAACTAATTCTTTATTTCCAATCAATATACTATAATGTAAAGCAGTTACTTCATGTGAGAAATCTTGAATATTTGTATTAATATTATTAGCAATCAATAATTTAGCTATGCTGACTAGTTGTAAATTACAAGCTATATGAAGTGCTGTCTCTCCACTACTATATTTTGAATTAATATCTGCTATCTTTTTAACAATAATACTACATATTTCTAATGATCTGGATTTAACTGCAAGATGTAGAGAATTATTATTATTAGAGTCAGTGATATTTACCGAACTTCCTGCATCAATCAACATATTAATTGCTTTTATATTTCTTAATTCAATAGCATAATGTAAAGGTATCTTCTTATGAGTATCTTTTATATCAATAATCGATATACCAATACTCTCTTTATTTGCATCAAGCAATATTTTTAATGTATCATAATACATATAAGTTATTGGAATAAATAATATTGATTTACCATTTCCATCAGTTATATCTATTTTTGCTCCGCACTCAATTAATAATTTGATTATATTAATCAGATTCAAATTAACAGCATATACTAATAGATAATTATTTTGTTCATCTTTAATATTGACATCAAATTCTGGATCATCTTCTCTAATACTATTTATCAAATTAGTAAATTTTACATAATCGTGAGATTTTATATATTCAAATAAATTTCGATAGTTATCATTCATTATATAATTAACAAATAAAATTAATTATATGATTAGTTTGCTAAAAACCATCATTTTCTAAAGACCATACAAAACAATCAGATGTTTTTTCTTGTAAATTATTCTCTTGCGAATTATTTTCTGGCAATTTATTTAATGTTCCCAATATCATATCCACATAATATAAAAATGTTGTTTTAATAATATTTATTTTTTCAACATGATAATCTCTAATCCTATATAATGCTTCATCACAAGTAAATAATCCAACTGAACCTATTTCTGGATTATTAGCTGTTTTTGAAACATCAATACCAGATTTTTTATTGATTAATTCAGCCAAATAATAAATATGCCGATAACTCACTCCATTTGTTCCAATTATATTTTCGACAATAGGTTTAACAGAATATATTATTTTAATATCTTGTTTGGTATATCCTGTTTCTTCACAAAATTCTCTAACTGCACATTCTTCATCACTTTCACCTTTATTTTTTCTTCCCTTTGGAATACCCCACTCTGGTTCATTATATAATGGTTTTATCTTATCAGTATAAAAAGATAATGGTAGCTCACACTCTATACCTTCTGATAATTTATTAAATTTTATTTTTGATTCTATATATTCCTTTCTAATATATCCTATTTTTTTAGTATTAGTATTCCAAAAATTTGACCATAAATCATCAAAATTTTTAGTTTTAATGTTATTTATCTCTTCTTTTGTCATTTGTAAAAACAAATATGTTATACCATTTATATTAGATGGAATATATCTACCTCTAATAAATTCAACATATCCAAGAGAATATTTTCTTTGAACTAATAAAAAATTAATCAGATTATTATATTTATTAAATATATTTATATCTGATACACTACCAACTCTAATTCCCATATAATTAGTTGTTTCATTTTGTATTGAATATTTATTTTTATGAATAATATTAATATCATCCATAACTCCAACAAGTAAAACTCCCCAGCTAGTTATAGGTTCTGGACATTTTCTAAATTCATGCCCTATTTTATTGCAATTTGAACACACATTATATGATGTTTTTTTTGAATTATATTCATTCATTATTAAAAATATAATATAATTAATATTATATAATCTTTAACTATTAGAAAACGCATTAGTTAAAAGTATCTGCAATCTCATCAGACCCTTCTGATTCCATGCTTTCTGTTGAATTTAATTGCTCAGATATTTCTGGACTCATTATTTGCTCGCTCTCAATATATTTGTTATAATCAATAAATTGTAAATTATCATCTTCTCTAGATTTGATTGCTTGTTCAATTTCCGATTTAGAAGCAATATTTTCTAGTGTTCCAATAACAATAATATGTTGAGAATTATTTTCAATACAGATATTGATAACTTTAACTTTTACAAATGTTCCTTTGATTACCGGAATACCCTTATCTTTATTTTTATCCGCGTAGGCGACAAGTAGATTTTTCTTTTCATCAAAAACAAAATTATCTTTATTTATATGCCCACTTTCTTCAAAAATAATAATATTAATTGGACCATTACGTAAATAAACCAGTGATTTATTTATTTTAATAACCTCACAAACTATAATGCTTTTTTTTAATGGTCGGCACAATTTACATAGAAATTTAATATCATACACCGCAGATGCCATTGGGTCTTCGGGTATTAGTCTTCCACCACTTTTTTCTTCTATTTTATGAATTTTAGAAATATATCCATATTTATTAAAACATTTATTTTGATATTTTTTTATTAAATTTGTTTTAAGATGTTTATAAATATCATTATTCATCTGATTTGCATGCAAAGTAATAGTATCATATAAATGCGTATTAATATAGGGATCGGAGCAGACAGACATATAATATTATTGCTATATATATTTATTATTTATATATACAAATAATATCAATTTTTATATAAATAATATTAATTTTTATAAAAATATATAGATTTTACAAATATATAGATTTATTAAAATATTTTTTTTATTTGACAAAAAATATTTTTTATCCTACCAATATATTATAATATGAATAACTATCTGGTTGAATTCCTCGGAACATTTGTGTTTCTGTACATTATTTTGCAAAGTGGTCTCTATGGCAACATGCAGCCACTGGTAATTGTAGTGGGTCTTCTCGCTGCTATCCTTCTGTTTGGTAATATCTCTGGTGGTCACTTCAACCCTGCTGTGACTGTTATGATGTGGTTGAAGGGTTCTCAACCTGTTGCTGCTAGTGATGTGGCTGTTGGCTATGTTGTTGCTCAAGTGTTGGGTGGTGCGGTTGCTCTGTATGCTCACAAGTATATCAATAATACTCCAGCTCTATAAATTATTTAATTCATAAAATTATTAATTATATATATTAATTATATAATTAATGACAGATTATAAAACAAAATATTTAAAATATTTAACAAAATATAGAATTATAGAAAATGTCGAACAAGATGGTGGTGATCCGATAATTAGATACATAAATCAATTAATTGATTCGTCAGATAATAAGCATATAAAAGAAATACATATGGCAAGTTTAAAAGGTATTGATGACGGTATTAAACCACATTTAGATTTAGATACTAGAACTTATGGTGTCAAAGTAATAGGTGACAATGTACATTTAGCAGAAAAAATTGAAGGTAATTATAAAAAAAATTATTCATATGCATCTGGACTTTATTATTTTATTAATAATTATGTGAATATAGAGTCTGTTAAAACAAAATATGATTCTTTACGACATCCAATAATAGTTGTTGATGGAATGAATATATGTGGTCAATATTATATTCTTTTGATAATGGCTGTATGGATTATATGTAAACTACAGCCTACACCTGATTTGGAGAAAGGAATTCAATATATAAAAAATATATTTAATCAAATATCTAATCATGATGAAAAAATATTTATAATAAAAAATATAATTCCGGCATTTATACATAGTATTCAGACATACACTATATTGTGTATTTTCTATCAATCAGAAAAATCTGAATTTTCTAATCAAGATAAAGTTTTTTATTTTGGAGTTCCTTGTATGATTGATACAAAAGTTGATATAAGAAATTTATGTTATAATAGTTGGGGTATAGATAATGATTCTGATGATATTATGATATATTTATTGTTACATTTTTTTGATATAAAAAATATAAAAAATAGTGGCGAAACTCCGGAAATAATAAGTGTCTGGTCATATGATAAATACAAGTGGATAACAGATAAGGATTTTGTTAAAAAAATAAAGTTAATAATTAATAATATACAAATACGAAAATCTTTACCACTTGATACTACTTTAAAAATACAAATACGAAAGTCTTTATCACTTGATACAAATATTAATATATTATTAGAATGTTGGAATTATGGAAAGATAGTAAAGTTTGGTACATATATAAATAATAAATTTTTGACAGATGTTTATAAATTTATTAAAGATACTACATTAGTTGCTAATTTATTACAATCTCCAGATTACACATTATTAAAAGAATTATGTGACTCGTATGAGTTGATGATTTCCCCGAAACCCATACCTATCTCACCACCTATCTCATCACCTATCTTGCAACCAGCATTATCACCTATCTTGCAACCAGCATCACGACCTATCTCACCACAACTTATAAAATATATTCCACCACATCTAAGAAATAAACAAAATTTGATATCTACTCGACAACAATCATCCACCCTTCCTTAGATTTTTTAGCCCCCAATTCTTCCAACATAGATTCATATTCTTTTAAATTTTTATTATCAGCTATCATAATCTGATAATACGGCATTCCTTTTAATTCACCTTTTTGATGTTTAGATGTTTCAACAGATATATTTATTTTAAATTTTATTTGTTTTTCTAATTTATTTTTAATATATTCAATTCTATCCTCTAAATTATATGGAAATGGATATGATGGATGATTGGTTGGAAGCATAATATATGTAATTTTATCTTTATTTTTAGTTGTTGAGTATTTTTCCATACTTAACATTTTTTTAGATATCATACCACATATATCTCCACGAGTATGGGTTTTTAAATCTACTTTTTCTCCCAAACTTTCTGCTACTTTTTTGAGATAATGGACTGATTTAGCGGTCTCGCAAACCGCTCCCTTAATTGATGGAATACCAGTTGCTCTCTTTTTCTCTAATATTTTTGCTCTCTTTTCTCTTATTTTAAATACATCTTTTATCTCATCAGCGGTTTTATTCTTTCTTCTACTCAATTCCCTATCAATATATCCCACATAATCATTTTCATCCCTTGTTTCATAATAATCATAATCAAATTCATATTGTTTGATTTCATCTGTTTGAGAATCATTTTTATCTTTATCTTCCTTGAGATTCTCATAATAGGGTGTTGATTTCAAATAATTATACAAAGATAATTTTTGTGAAACTTTGGTGGAAGCGGTGGTTCGGTAATATATTGGCACATCTTCATTTTGGTCAAATGGTTGAAAAATATAATATTGGTCACGATAGATGATGTATCCAACACGATTGTGTTTATCAATCACTGCATCATAATAATTATTAAAATCATTTTCACTTACAGGTAGTAAGTTATCCAATGCTTTGAATACAAAAAATTCATCAAATAATTCTCGTTTTTCTTCATCATATGTTAAACGCACATACTCCAAAATCTCATGGATGGTGTACATAAATCCAATTATATACATTTCTTTTATTTTATCTTTCACATAATCTATTTCATGTTGTGCCAAACTATGTGAAAATGTTGAATAGTCTAATTTATCTTTAGGGACATTTTTATATATATTTCTACCAGGGTCATAAAACTCTGAATTTAATTTTAAATCATCACATTTATAATTACATATAGTATAATCACATAATCCGGTGCATGGTTCTTCACCGTCTTTCCCACAATTTTTTGATTTTTCTATTTCTTCTTTAAACATATTTCCCTGAATATTTAGCGGACAATCAATTGCTACTTCTTTCATCGCTCTCTCAACTTTCTTAATAAGTAAATATTTTAATTCAGCTTTTTGATACAGTTCTTCTTCTGATGATAAACCATTCGGCACAGATACAACATATTTGTATACATCAACATGTGGAAACATATTTGTTTCACTCATTAATTTATAGTGCGAACACCATCGGATAGCTCTTCCGACAACCTGATCGACTCTTCCTAAATTAAAATATACATCCAAAATATGAACATCTTTTATTTGTCGCATACTAATACCCTCATTCATAACTTTTGAACCCATTACTATTTTAAGATATTTACCTTCTTTATTGGCTATTGTATTAAACACATTATCTAGAATTTTTTTCTTATCTTCTGGAATAACATCTGTTGCTTCATCATTAGACTTTCCAGTTATAGATATAAATGTAGCGGGAAAAAAGGTATGAGATTTTGGAGAATAATCTGATTTTTTATCATCTTCTTCATCCGATTTAATATCTTTTTCTGAATTAGTATCTTCATCCGATTGCTCGCTATCGGTTTGCTTACTATCGGTTTGCTCGCTATCTGCTCCACCATCCTGACTGGCAGATATATTTCTATGTTGAGAATAAGTTTTGCCACAATAATAGCATATGGTGTCGGATTGTATCTGATAATCAGAATATATTTCTTGATATTCCAAATAACCATTTTGTATAAGTATTTCACGAAATAATTCTATACCAACTTTAACAAGATTTGAATATACAAATGCAGTACCAGCTCCCCTTTTACCTTCTACTAATTTGTTTAAATTATTAATTGCTGTATAAAACTTTGTTGAAAAATATTTTAGATTACTACCCTTTAATATTTTTCCAGATATTGTTAATCCATCAGATGAAATATCAATCATATCTTTTTCATCATCTCGTCCATACAATAACTTTGAAAGTTTTTTATTTAATTGTTCTGCATTACTTTTTAATTGATTTTTTAATTGTTGTAATCCTTCTCTACCATACGAACCAACTATTTCTTTTTTATCAGCAGATAATATGGGAAATACAAAATTTGCAACTGCTTCAGATTTTCTATCCAATGAATCATTTTGTTCTTTAATCGCTTTATCATAAGTATCTTGTTGAAGTTTTAACATACTACATTTTATAACTTTAGTAAACAATAAACCTTTTGGAACTTCTCCACGGTCAACTCGTTTGGCAAAAATTAATGGATCTGAGCCTCTGACGTGTGAGATATAACCACGCAACATATTTTTCAAATATTTTAATCCATTTTGTTTAAATTCCATAGTATGATTTTTTTCACTGTTAAATATTCGGTCACGTTCAATCTGCATATCAGGTGGTCTGATAAAATTTACCAATTCAATAATATCATCAGCTAAATTTTTCATAGGTGTTCCAGATAATAAGACTACTTTTAAATTAATAGAATTTTTAATAATATGCTTTAAAGCATCACCATAAGCATTTCCAGTAAGATTGTGTGCTTCATCTACTATTATAATAGTATTATTTAGATTATATATTCGGTCAACTGCCAAATCTCTTTCAAATTCACCCTCATCTGTTTTACGATAACTTACTTTTACTTTTTCACCCTTAACAACTTTTCTATCAATAATTTTTTCACCTAATACATGTTTGTAAAAGCTTCTATAACTCATAAATCTATAGTATTGCATTGCTTGAATCAAAGCATTCTTTTCTAATCTTACTCTTTCTATCTCATCAGTATATACACTTTTATCTTGATATTTCAAATATGTTTCACCAGTACATAACAAAAGATGTTGTTTCCAATTCTCTTTGATGAGTGGTCCACTTACAAGAACAATAATTTTAGTATTATATTTTTGAACCAATGGTTTAAATTTTTCTGCAATTGCCACACCCACACATGTTTTACCAGTTCCTAATCCATGAAATACAACCAACCCTCTGTATGGTGTGTCTGGATTAATAAAATTACTCAACATAGCTTGATGCTCATGAAGTGTAAATTTTCTTGCACAAATATTATCACGATATTCTTTAATATCTTCATATTTATTAAATTCTGGTCGATTTGGTATTTTATTGTAGTAAAATTCTCTTTTTAAAAACAATTTATACAATAATTCTGGGTCAGATTCATCTGGAAACTGATATTCTTTTAACATATTATTTTTTATTTCTTTTTCATCGCTATTATCTGTTGACATTTATAATAATTAGATATATAAAATCTTTCAAAAATATAATTATATTTATATTATGTGTTGAACGATAAGTATTTTGATTCTCTGTATAACATATAATATGACAGAAACTTACTCTATTGAAAAAAAAAAGAAATTAGCAGAAAGAATACAGCGTTTAACAGTTGAATCTGATTTGAAACAAATCAAAAATATTATATTTACAAATAATCCATCATTGGATGTAACCAAAAATAAAAATGGCTATTTTATGCAGTTTCAAAATTTATCATATGAAACTTATGTGGAAATTGAAAAATATATCAACAAAGCAGATACTAGAAAATTAAAAGAAATAGAATCAGAAATTCTCCAATCATCTGAATATGTTGAGGAGATATCAGATGAGAAGGGTAAGAAAAAATCAAAAAAATTAAGACTTACTAATACGGAAAATCATATATTGAATAGAGTAAAGTATGAAAAAGAGTTGGAGAAGAATGAAGGATGTGAGAAAGAAGTTTCTTATTATACAGATGTGATTAAGAAACCTGATATTTTTATCAAAACAACTGATAGAACAAAAAAAATTAATGAATTGTTTGTTTAATTATATATATTGATAATAAAAAAGTTGAAATATATTTTGAATAATTTGATATAAACAATCATACAACCATATACTATTATGGAGGCTTCAAACAAAGGAAAAAAAATTAGTTTGGATGATTTAATAAATTTTATAAAACATAATTCTCAAATCATACAATCAATTGGTTGTGTGGATTTGAGTCCAACTGATACAATTATATCAAATGTTTCAGACAGTATTCAAATTTTAAAATTTCAAGATTCAAAAAAAATTAATTTCTTGCCAAAAAATTTATTCTCTATTTTTAATCCACATACAAATATGCTATCACATACAGGTGTTAGAATATCTACCGGAGAACCTGTAGAAACCAATACATCATTATTTAGTAGCATATTATTTTGTCTGCGAGAACATTTTATAACATTATCTGTAGAGCATCAAAATAGATTTATTAAAGTATTTGTTGATAGATTGGTCAAAGAATACTCTGTGTCTCTTTTTACAAAAAATAATTATAAATCATATGGTTGGAAAAAATATGATTTAGAAAATGATTTAAAACGCGGAATAGTTGGAAAAAATGTAATAAAATCGTTAGCTGATTTTACACATATTAATATTTTTGTTTTGGATATTGAGGAAGATAAATTATATTATGCAAATGGTGAAAATTATGTTCCATATAAAAAAAATATATTTTTAATTAAATATTCTGATAATACATTTGAGCCAATCTATTCAGAAAAATCCAAATATTTTTGTTATGGAGATCCAATTATTCAACATATCATTGAGTCTAAAAAGTTAGTTGAACCATATAATTTTACATCCAAATTATCTGTTGAATTTAATTTAGTTGAGGAAAATTTGGAACCATATGGATTGATAAAAAAAATAGTAAAAAAAAATTCTATCGATGAAGTTAAACAACAAGAACTACCTGAACCAATGCTATCTAAAATATCAGAGTCTGAACAATATGATGATACAATGAATGCATATGAGGATACAGCTAGTATGGTTCCACAGAGTCCTAAAAAAGATATATCTGATACTATTCCAACAATGAAAATGACATTAAAAGAATTACAGAATATTGCAACCCAAAATGGTATCTATCTATCTACAAAATATTTATCAAAATATATAAAAAAAACAAAGCAACAATTGATTGATGAGATTATGAGTAAAAAAACATAATATTTTTTATATAAATCTAATAATCATAATATATTTTGATATTATGACTATTTGGCAGTGAGAAAATCAGATATAATATTTTATGTCTCCGAATATTAATGCAATATGTGGTTTATGAAAGTGATTTAAAATTTAAATCAAAAAGAGATATCGACCCATCTAGAGCTATTTGGTATGATGAAAATGTTAAAAATAATTATTATAATAAAAATTTTGATACAATTAAATATAGATTTGAGGAATGCGAAAAAAATGATTTTGTATATTTGGATTTGAGTCATTTGGATTTATGCGTATTTCCATCAAATATTCCACCCAATATTAAAAAAATTAAATTTTTATTTTTGAATAATAATCAACTTAGAGTACTCGGAAGAGAATTAGATGTATTTGATAGATTAGAAGTTATTGATATATCTGATAATAAGTTAACTAAAATTACATGGTTGCCTCCAACTCTTATTGAATTAGTTTGTGCAAAAAATAGATTAATTGAATTACCTTCTCATAAAAATCTTCAAAAATTAGATTGTGGGTCAAATCAGTTAGAACAACTACCCATATATCCACAACTGTTTGATTTGATGTGTGATAATAATAAATTAAAAGAATTATTTGTTTATCAAAAGGTAAATAGAATTATATGTTCTAATAATCCGATAGTTATGATTCACCCACAACCACAGCTAACCCATCTGGATGCTTCATCTACCCATATCTCTGGATGTTTTGTAGCAAATCCAACTATTAAACGTATTATTTTAAACAATACGATAGTTAGCAGTATTGATGGAATGGAATCTCTGGAGACTCTAGAGATATGTCAAACACGAATTAAAAAAATTTATTATATGAGTAAATTGAAAGATTTAGTATTTTGTAGCAAACAAGAAATAAAGTTAGATTCAGATTATAAGATTCGAAGAATATGGATAGAGCATGATATATCACATATAGAGTTTGTGGTATAAAGAAACAAATAGATTAATTGTATTATGGCTAATTCGAAATATAATTTTGATGGGTTGTCGATGTCAGCGGAAGCAATTCCGGATATAGATTTGATGCTTCAAACAATCAATCAGGTGTTGGATACGATTGATACTCCACATATGAGAGATTTGGAGACAAATAATCATGAGATGTTTGAAAGGATTATTATCAATAAGTATCATGAGATTTTACCATTTAAAATAATTAGATTATTGTTAGAAGAAGACCGATATGATAATTTAACGCAATTATTGGATATGTTTGAGATGTTGAGAAACGTTAAGGAAGGTCGGGCAGATGTTTATGAAGAATTTCAAAAATTTAATGAGCAAAAAAATGAAAAATATCTTTATCCATCATTTGGTGGAAAAGATGAATTTATTAAAAAGATGTCAACGGTTCCGGATGGATTTGTTCCATCTGATACAAAAGAACCGCAAGTTATTGTTAGAAATAATTAATATATATAAATTTATTTGTATGCTTATATATATATATGTATAATTCAAGTAATTCTGAATGTGATAAATTTGATAAACAAATTGAGGGGTTGTTTGGAAATCAGTATAATAATATAAGTCTCGGCAACTTACTACCAAAAGTAGATATAGTTGGACAACAACTTAAGGGAATTGATGTTTTGCAAAAAGCAGAAGCAAAGCAAGCAGCTGCAAAAAAGCGAGCAGCAGAAGCAGAACGGTTGAGGCAACAACAAGCAGCAGCAGAAGCAGAACGGTTGAGGCAACAACAAGCAGCAG